TCCGCGAAATGGTCATAGGCGAAAGGAAGCCCGATCTCCGTAAGCAGGCCCATCAGGTCCTGCAGTTCATTTCTCTCATCCATTTTTCAGGCCCCTTTCGATATCTGCCATCAGCTGCTCCTCGGCAGCCTCCTGGGCCGGAGCGATATGGGGGATGGCCCGGACCCTGCCACCATTACGCTTGGCGTGGCCATGTTCCAACAGATGCGCCAACATATACCGGGATGGCGAATAGACCGTCACCTCCAGCTCTGTAGAGCTCTCCTTGGTTTTCTTGGTGCGCCAGCTTTTTGCGTAGCGTCCGGTCTTCACCGGAGCATTTGCCCCGATGTCCTTTTTCACCGCATTCCCGGCCTTCGTGACCGCTGTTTTGACCACCTCGGCTGAGAGCTTGTTGTATTCCTCCAGCTGCTCATTCACAGCCTCCGCCAACTGATCAATGGATACTTTTCTTCCCATAGGTCACCTCTCGGAAAGCTCGGTATGGAGCTTCCGGCTGTTATGCTTAAAGCCCATCTCATCGATGGACAGAATGTTGTAAATCCTTTCTCCCAGAAGAATCCGATATTGTTTGGAATTCACTGCCGCTGTTTCTGAAGAATACCGGACGGTAATATCCAGCCGGTCCGCCTCAACCGTATGCCCGGCAGCTTCTTCCTCACTTGTTGACAGACCACTGGTCACCGCTGTGGCCCAACACGTAAAATAATCGGTCCATGCGGATTTATGATTCCCGTACTTATCTGTCACTGTTTCATTCTTCTGAATGGTGATCCGGGTACGGAGTCCTGCGATATTCATCACACCACCCCCTCCCGGATTGCAAAAAGGATCGACCGTAGCGTTAGAGTCAGATCATGATGATCGGCCTCCTCCCGGTGCTCAAACAGATACCCAAGCGCATACAGGATCGCCACCTTCATCGTTTCCCGAACAGGAGAAAGGGAGGCATCCTCCGCATCGGAATTGATAGCCTCCCACTCTTCATTCGTAAGCCTTGCCACATCCACGCATAGCCTTTCGGCAGCAGACAAAAGGATACCGATCATGGCATCCTCATCCGCCGTATCCACCCGGAGGTATCCCTTGGCCTCCTCAAGCGAAACGAGTGCCATGATCAGTCACCCCCAATCATCAGGAGCCGGAAGAAGCCGTGCCGCTGCCAAGGGCCATGACCTGCATTGCCTCCGGCAGGATCAGCTTGCCATCCACACGCTGCGTGCCGATGAAGCCCACCTGATCGGTGACCGCGTACAGCTCGTTCAGGCGCTTCAGGGTCCTGTTCTGGCGATCAGCGATCCAGTAATAGCTGAAATCACCGAAGAGCAGTACCTTCTTGTTCTTATCCTGAGTGGCATTCCCAGTGATCGCCGGCATGTAACCGCTGGTGTAAATCGGACGTCCCAGAATGGTATCCGGCTTTCCGACCTCCAGGCCCGGCTTCCAGATGTAGTTGTCGTTCTTATCTTTGATCAGCATCAGCTGCAGGAGCAGAGTCTCGTTGCACAGGAAGGCAGCCTTTCTGCGGTACGGAGACTTCAGCGAATAGTACAGCTTGTAGATGTTGTCGAAGTGGACGGTCTGGGCGTTCGCGGTGGTGTTACCTGCAGTCGGCGTCAGGCTGGTCAGAATACCAGTCGGCTGGGAAGGCGTGGTCTGCGGGTTGGCAGACGGGCCGGTGCCGTTAATGAAAGCATCCTCCTCTGCGTTACCGAAACGCACACCAAAGCGCTGCGCGATATGGGCAGCAATGTCAAAAGCGGAATCGTTCAGGAGCTCGTTGGAAACTTTGATCATGCAGCCCAGCTTGTAGGCGGACAGGGTTTCCTGTGCAAAGCTCATGTCGGATTCCTGAATGGCGGCACCTTCCTCGATCCAGGATGCAGTGCCGGAATCGGTCGCGATCGGAATCGTGCGGGTTCCGGAGTTGGTGTGGATGGTCTTTGCCAGGGAGCGGAAGATGTTATTCTCTTCCAGCGCCTGAATCAGCTGACGTTCAAACTCATCCGGCACGGTAAAGCCGCCGTTCTGGTCAACACCAACGGACAGAGCGTCGCGCACCTCCAGGGTATTGTTACCACGCATCATGTTCCAGAAAGCGTCGTTGTATTCGGCAGTTGCCGTCGGACGGACCTTGGCGCTCTTCTGCCCCATCTTCGGGTCCGCATGCACCGGAGCAGAGGTCGCTTTCGCGAGCTTTGCATCCAGCTCCATCTGATCTTCCAGCCTCTGAATTTCATCGCCCAGGGCCTTCACATCAGCAGCCATCTTGTTGTAGGTTTCAACAGCGCTGGCTTCAACCAGCCCATTTTCGTTTCTGTGTTCCTCCAGAAAAGCCTTGGTCTGCTCCCAGAGGGTATTACGCTTATTACGAAGTTCGATAATCTTACTCATTGTGATTTACCTCCATGAAAGTAATTGATTGCATGAAAAAAGCCGGACCCCTCATTTGAGGAACTCCAGCTGGTTTCTAAGAATCTGATAGGGAACAGCCCCATCTTCAGTTTTTCCATCCATCCCGATCACCGGGTCAGAAGTTTTATTATCAGGCGGCATATCTGCCGCAGTATCACTTACCCGCAGCCGATTGAGGATTGCCCTATCCATCATCCGGCTCGAATACATCCTGGCCTCCAGAATCGGTCCGTCTGCAGCTTCAGGCTTTTCACCTTCGTCATCACCTTCCGGCGCTTCTTCTGGCTTCTTCCCGTCGTAGAGAACTTCATCTGCAAAGCCAAGCTCCACTGCCTTTTTTGCATTCATCCAGGTCTCGTTGCTCATAAGCTCCGCGATCTTGTTATGGCGAAGGCCGGTCTTTGCAGCATAAGCATTGATGATGGATTCTTTGACCTCGTTTAAGGTCTCGATCGCCTTCTCCATGTCCTTTGCATTTCCCATCGCGATGGTGGAAGGATCATGAATCATGAGGAGCGCTGTCGGAGACATCTCCACACGGTTACCAGCCATCGCCACCACGGATGCTGCAGAAGCCGCAATCGAGGCGATCCGCACCGTCACCGATCCAGCATACTCACGAAGCATCGTATAGATCTCCGCTGCTGCAAACACGTTTCCTCCGGGTGAATTGATCCAGACCGTAACGTCGCCTTCCTCGGCTTCGAGCTCCGAGCGGAAATCCGCTGGCGTGATCTCGTCGCCCCAGAAAGAATCTTCGTCGATCGGCCCTTCCAAGCGGAGCACCCGGCCTCCGCTATCGTCATGAATCCAGTTCCAAAACTTCTTCATTACTTCCTCCTATTCTTTGTCTGTTCGCTAACCGGCTGTGCTGGACTTCCGGTCACATTCTTTCCGGCATCTTCGAGTTTCACGTAGCCACCGTTCAGGTAATAATCGTCTCCGCCCTTTTCTGCTGGGATAAGGTCCATGTTTTCGAGGCGATGGATATCATTCGGAGATAAAAAGCCATTGCTGATACCGGTTGCATATCCCTGCATCCTGGACTGGTAGTCACCGCGCAAAAGGCCATCTACGTTAAATTTCGGGAAGTAGTCATCCTGCTCGTCTGGCAGTAGAAGGTCTTTTATGATCGCCTGTTCGAAGCGGACTAGCCAAGGTGTCAGCGTATGGACCACGAAGTCGATCGACTGGTGCTCGATGTTCGAGAAGGTCGCGTGCTCCATATCCTGTACGAGGTGGGGAGGGACCCTAAATATCCGGCAGATCTCGTTTACACCGAACTGACGCGTCGATAGAAACTGGCTGTCTTCCGGAGGAAGGCTGATCGCTTTGTAGCTCATGCCCTCTTCCAGCACAGCGACCTTATGGGCGTTGTTGGGACCGCCATATACATCGGACCAGTTCTCGCGGATCTTCTCAGGATTCTTCAGCACTCCCGGATGCTCCAACACTCCAGAAGGCTGTGCACCGTTTTTGAAGAAGGCGCTTCCGTACTTCTCCACCGCTATCGTAGTTCCGAGGCTGTTTTTCATCATGGCGATCGGTGATACGCCTACTAACCCGTTGTAGGATAACCCAGGGACGTGGAATACCTCGTCTGACCGGAAGTAGATATCCTTGTTTGTTTCACCCGGTACCTCATCTGTGTATGCATGGTAGATATAGTAAATGTGGCCCTTCTCATCCCGGTCCACCTCTACGTTTTCCGGAGGCAAAGGGTACAGTGCCAGCACGTTGTTCTTGCCGTCCCGGATCACCTGGGCGTATGAGTTCCCCCACAAGAGGATCTGCAGTACCATCGTCTCCCAGAATGAGAAGCTGGTCATTTCAGGATTCGGCTGCCGATACAGGATCTTATAGAGCGGATGATCCTTCGCTCGCTCTTTCCCGTTTCCGGTGTCATCGGTATATCGATACAGATGCAGCGGAAGCCCTGCCACCGTCTCCGCGAGGAGCCGCACGCAGGCATAGACCGTCGCGATCTGCATGGCTGTTTTTTCATCCACCTTCTCACCCGAGTCCGCCCTGCCAAACACAAACGTCTGACCGGAATCACGAACGTTATCCGTGATCTGAGGAAGTGTGGGTGCATCCCTGGGCGATAGGCCCAGCCATTCTCGAAATCCCATATTCAAAGTCCCTCCTTAGAAATATAAAAGTCCCCGTTCATCGTAGATGCTGCCGGTCTCTTCATGACGGATACAACGATCCAAAGCCATGATGGCTGCAACAATTCCATCGATCTTCTCTGGGGACTTTGCCTTAGTCGGTTTTATATTTTCTGCTGCATCCCGGTCCACTACTACATTTCCGCTCATCCACCGCATCACCGGGTGCCCGCCGTGTATGATCTTCCCCTCCATCAAAAGTTTTATAAACTCTTTTGAAGGCGGGCTCATGTCTTTAAATCCCTGACCGAATGGGACCATGGTGAAACCATCACCCTCCAGGTTTTGGATCAGCATCGTCGCATTCCACCTATCTACCGCGATCTCCATAATGTGGTATTCTTTGCCGAGCTCTTCGATGAAATGCTCGATGAAGTTATAATCCACAACATTTCCTTCCGTCGCATACAGGAAC